AGAGAACCCTGAGATGTATGCAAGAATGAAGATGCTATTGAAGCCTTCTTGTATGCGTAAACTAGTAAATGATTATAAGCTACTTGGTCAAGGTGCTGTACAGGTAATCTACAACAAGGCTAAAACAAAGATTGTACAGGTTAGCCACTTCCCTATGGAAACTTTGCGTGCAGAGAAAGCTAAGAATGGCAAGTGCGAAGCATATTACTATCATCCTAAATGGTCAGAACTAAAACCTAGTGATAAACCTAAGCGTATTCCTACATTCGGTAACGGCTCTAAAGGTCAGGCTGTTGAACTTTATATATTCAAACCTTACAAATCTGGATTTTACTACTATGCTCCTGTGGATTATAATGGGTGTTTACAGTATGCTGAACTTGAAGAAGAAGTTGCAAACTATCACATCAACAATATTCAGAATGGTTTACAGCCTTCGCTACTCGTTAATTTTAACAATGGAATCCCTAATGAGGAAACTCAAGAGCTTATAGAGCGTAAGATTTACGATAAGTTTAGTGGTAGCTCCAACGCAGGTAAATTTATACTTACTTTTAACGAGTCGCAAGAGGACCAAGCTACTATTGACCCAATCCACTTGCCAGACGCTCACGCTCAATACCAGTTCCTAGCAGACGAATCAAGAGAAAAGATTATGCTAGGACACCGTATTGTATCTCCTATCCTTCTTGGTATTAAAGACAACACAGGATTCGGTAACAATGCAGAAGAGTTGCGTACTGCTTCCATCATTATGGATAATATGGTTATTAGACCATTCCAACAGCAACTTATTGACGGGCTAAACGAGATACTAGCATTTAATGGTATCTACCTCAACTTATACTTCATCACTCTTCAACCGATTGAGTTCACGGAGCTTGATAACATTGAAACTAAGATTAAGCGTGAAGAGGAAACTGGTGAGAAGCTATCTAAGCAAGAACCAGAAGAACTTACTGACCTATCTGACGATGAGTTCGAAGACATATTTGACCAGCTGGAAGAGTTCGGAGAAGTAATCTCTGATGACTGGGAATTAGTATCTACAGAGAAAGTAGACCTAGCAGAGGTCCAGAGAGGCGATGCGAAGCCTTCTAAGAGCAGTTCTCAGGACAACAGAGGTTACAAGGTCAGATACGCCTATATGCCTCTTAGAAAGTCCCCTAATAGCCGTCAGTTCTGTCAGAGAATGGAAGCTTTAACTGACAAGGAGATTGTGTTCCGTTTAGAGGATATCAATCAAATGTCTTTCAGAGGGGTAAACAAAGAACTAGGACATCAAGGTAGAAACTACAGCCTGTTCAAGTTCAAGGGCGGTAAGAACTGTCACCACTATTGGGAGAAAAGAGTATATAAAAAGAAAACACAAGTAAGCGAAGATGAAGCATTAGCTGATGGCTACACAGCACCAAACAACCCAAGTGAAGTGCCAGTAGCTCCAAAGGATATGCCTAACAGAGGTGCTTACCCAACAACTAAATAATTATGGCAAACAAGGCACTATTTGTAAGCATATCGGACATCAAGAAGAAGTCTATCATTAACGGCAATGTAGACCCTGATAAGATTGTGCAGTTTGTTGAGGTTGCTCAAGATACACACATTCAAAACTATCTAGGCGGAAAGCTGTACAAGAAGCTGCAACAACTGATTGTAGACGGTGAATTAGATGATGCTGGTAATAGCGATTATAAGACGCTTGTAGACACTTATATCAAGCCAATGCTAATATGGTACACTCAGGCTGATTATCTTCCATTTGCGGCCTTCTCAGTAGGCAATGGAGGCATCTACAAGCATCGTTCAGAGAACAGCGATAATGTTACTATGGATGAGCTAAATATGCTTACTTCTAGGGCATTAGAAACCGCAGAGTTCTACACTCGTAGGTTTATGGACTATATGGACCACAACAGCACACTATACCCTGAATACACTAGTACGGCTAACGAAGATATGAACCCTGATAGGGATGTTAACTTCGGTGGAATCTATCTTGGATAAGAGAGGTAAATACAAACCAAAAGAGGAAAACGTAAGAAAACTATTTGCGTTCCTTAAAAAGATAGGCGAGTTGGAAGACTCGTCTATTGTTGTATCTAACAATAAAAAGAATAAATAATGGCGGTTGACGTTTCTAAAATACCCAATAATAATAAGTTTGACCCTGTTAGAGAGGCTATCCTGCAACTACAAGAGGATATTCAGGCTGAAGGTCAGATTGCTTACGATGGTGAGATAACTGTTAGTAAGTCTACAGGAAGCACAATTACTATAACAAACGGTTCTTTTTCTGTAAACCAATCAAACAACACCAACATTATTATTGGCATTGATGATTCAGGCTATTATAGCACTAGTGGTGGTGAGATTGATGGTAATGTAGATATCACAGGAAACCTTGTTGTTGAAGGCAACCTTACCGTTTCAGGTGATACTATAACTAAACTTTCAGAGGAAGTACTTATTGAGGATAACATCATTATTCTTAATAGCAATGAAGATGGTGCGCCTACTTTAAATTCAGGTATTGAGATTGAAAGAGGCACTAGCCCAAATGTGGATTTCTTATGGAATGAAGCTAGCAATGAATGGGATTTACAAACTTCTTCAGGCGCAAGAATCTATAGATATGGAGTAGGAAATACTACGTTAACTATAGAGGCAGGTAGTACAGCAGGAGATGCGGTACTAGCACTTACCCCTAATACTACAGGAACTGGTGGTGTTATAAAGACTACAAATGAAAGACCTATTGCCTTTCAGCCTAACAGCACAACCAAGATGGTTATTGCTTCAGGAGGTGATGTAAATATCTATGATAGCCTAGCAGTAGGTAAAACAGGTGCGCCTTCTTATGAACTTGACGTTGATGGTGATGGTTATTTTACAGGTGATGTGACTGCTACAACTTTTATTGGTGATTTAACTGGTAACGCAGATACTGCTACTAACGCAAATAATGCAGATAATGCAGACACGGTAGATAACAAACACGCTACTGATTTTGACTTGCAGTATGTTACAGATAATGGGTCGCTTACTGATAATCCTATAGCTATTGCAAGTAGTGCAGCAAACTTAACTGCTCTTACTTTAGAAACTTCAGCAGATAGCTATGTAAAGCAAGACTTTAAAACAGATACGATAGGTACTTCAATAGCGTACTTAATTGCTTATGGTAGCGCAAACCCACAAGATGGTTCTTTTGCAATTAAGAATAATGCTAATCACGAAACAACTAATGATACCGCAGGTGATATTTGGTTTGCAGCAAATAGTGCTGAAAGGCTACGCATTCACGGTGATACTGGTCAGGTAACTATAAACCAAGACTTGATTGTTTACGACAAGGTAGCAATAGGTCAAACTGATTCTGCAAGTCAGGCACTTCACATTGATGGAAACATTATTGTTGGTGGTCAATCCAATGGATTTATTCACGGTGGAGGTAAGGTAGCTTTATCAGCAGATGGTGATATTCTTCTTGTAACTGACTCTAATGATACAGCAGGTATAACACCTGATGGTAAAATCATATTTGGTGGCGGTTCGCTTGTTGATACTAATGGAGACCAATCATTCAGTTTTGAAGATGCCTTTGATACAGGTGTTCCAAGAAACGAATGGGCAAGATTGATAGAAGGAAAATTTGGTATAGGCGAAACAGACCCCGATACTAAAATTCATATTAAAGAAGAAGGGGTTGCACCCGTTCTTTTAACGCTTCATAATACGCAAGTTTCAGGTGATATTCTTAATGACGGAACTACTGGTAACTTCATTGACTTTAAATCAACCGATGCAAACGTAAACTTTACGCCACAAGTTCGTATTGGAATGGTGGTGCAAGATTATAGCGGTAATGACGGGATTGAATCGGAGGGAGTAGGGAACTTTGTCGTTTATACTGGGCAAGGAACGGATGAATTAGGAAATGGAACGCTTACCGAAACTTTTAGGGTTAGAGAAGATAATGGGATTCAAATAAACGGAACAACGAATAACCTTATTTTAGGCGAGATTGCTGATGGAACTTGGCACTTGCGAGATACCTTCCAAGATAACGGAATAAAGATTTATTCTAGTACTGGAGGTATGGAATTTCAGTACAATGGGGTAACTGAAATGACCATTGATGGTAATGGTGTTGTTTTTACTGGTACGGTTGATTTGTCAGATGCCAATTTAAATATTGGTTCGGCTGATATTGTTTTTGCTATTGATGCAACTGATACTGGTGCAAGGGGTCTAGTTTGGAACTTTGACGCTGACGACGATGGTACGGCTTCAAACATAGGATATATTCGTGCAGGTGGTACGCTAGTTGGTGAAGTATTGCAGTTCAATATGAACTCTGAAGGTACGGTTACTGGTAGCGATTCAATCTACGAATTCAAAAATGGTGGTACTGATATTTTCACAATAGGCGCAGATGGTGATTTAGTTGCTCAAGGTAATGCCTATATAAACGGAAATCAATTAGTTTTCACCGTTGCTGGTGGTACGGTAAATGGTACAATTACTGCTGCGGGTGGTATTGCAATGAACAACACTAATTTAACTGGCGTAAACAATATCGTTATAAACGACGCTGGTGCAGGTGAAGGTATTGAATGGGCAGGAGGTAACCTTTGGAAAATTTATGAATCACCAAATGACCTAACCAACGCTTCGGGCAATCTTCAATTTGTTACTGACGCAACAAGAAGAATGACCATTGATACAAGTGGAAATTTAGATGTTACTGGAACGATTAGTGGTAATGGTTCAGGGCTTACAAATGTAGATGCCGAAACTTTAGATGGATATAGTATTGAGGATATTCAAAAGAAGGGTTCAGATATTGGCGGTTCTGCCGATTTAAACAATTATATTGTTGATGGTTATTATCATCAAAATTCTAATGCTAACGCAGCAAGTGGTTCTAATTACCCAACTGCACTAGCAGGAATGCTTACCGTTAAGTCTGATGGCGTAATGGTTTACCAAACCTATCAAGTTTATAACGATAGTACCGACACTTATAGAAGGGGTTACTACAATGGTTCTTGGTATTCTTGGAAGCGAATCTTAATGGATAATGATTCCATAAACGCTGATACTTTAGATGGATTAAATTCAACGCAGTTCCTTCGTTCGGACGCAGATGATACCGCAACTGGAATGATAACCATTAACAGTACTGGAGGCGGTGTTTTAAGGCTACAAAATAATGATACTAGTAATGCACAAAATCAAACACTTGGCAGTATAGTTTGGAATAACCAAGATGGTTCAGGTACTGGACCAAATAATGCAGCAATAATTGAAGCGCAGACTTACGGAAGTGCTGGTGCAGGTGCTAACCTTTTATTTAAAACAGTTTTAGCAACAACGGAAGGCGGTGATGCAACAACTGGAATGACATTATTTGGTAATGGTGATTTAACTGTTGTAGGCAACGTAGGAATCGGCACGACTTCGCCTAGCGAGAAACTTCATATTGCTGGTTCAGATGGAGATGGTGTTAAAATTACTGGTGGTACTAATAATAGACATATATTATTAACAACATCAAATTTAGATTTTAGAGCCACATCAACAAGCGGTTGGGCTTGGGGTATGCGTACATATACAAATGATGGTGCAACGCTTATGAATTATGTTGCTGGAGCGTATGGTGATGGCCCATTATCAACAGATTTCCAATATAATTTTTATGGTGGTACTGCTTATAATAATGCTGCAATATACATTCCTGCTAGTAAAAATGTAGGAATCGGCACGACTTCGCCTGGTCAAAAACTACACGTTGCTGGAAATATTTACGCAACTGGTCAAGCACAGGCTTCTAATGCAATAATGAAAACTTATGGCGGTCACGCTATTTTTGGCTCTAATTCATCAACCGTTCCAGTTGCATTAGGTAGAGATGCTAATAGTTTAGATTTAGTTGTAAGTGCTTCAGGCAACGTAGGAATCGGTACGACTTCGCCTAGTACTAGACTTCACGTTTACCATCCTAGTACCAATACAGTTGCAACATTTGAAAGCGGTGATGCTGCTTCTTACATAAACATAAAAGACAACGCTTCAGATACCTATGGGGTAATGCTTCGTGCTAGTGGTAATAATTTTGGTATTCATACTGGGGTTGCTACTGGTAGTACATTAAATGAAAGGGTTACAGTTTTAGGAAGTAATGGATATGTTGGAATTGGAACAGACAACCCCCAAGATATGCTTCATTTGAAATCTACTGGCGATGTACAGATTAGATTAGAAGCAGATACAGACAATGTAGGCGAAGATGACAACCCAAGTATCTTATTAGTTCAAGATGGTGGCGCAGTAAGCGGTAGATTGAATTTAAGTGCTGGTAACAGTCTTCAACTTATAAACCAATATCTTGGTGCAGTTGAAATAGGTCAAAATAACAGCCCTGACTTTACTATTGACAATACTGGTAAGTTTGCATTTGGTAGTGCTATATCTACGGCTTCGCACTTTATGCAGTTGTACGATGATACGCCTTTTATATGTATAACAAATACTGCAGAAACATTACACGGTATTCGCTTTGAAGATGCACAGGCTACAAGTACACAAAATGCTTTATTTGGATATCATTGTCAAACTAACCACGTTGAACTACATATAAACAACACTAAAAGGTTTCAGTTTAATAGCGATGGTAACTTTCACGCTGACAATGATATTACTGCCTTTTCAACTTCGGTTTCAGATGCTAGATTGAAAGATGATATTGAAACTATTGACAATGCTTTAGACAAAGTAAAATCTCTTCGTGGTGTTCAATACGTTTGGAATAAAGGAAGCCGTAAAGGTCAAAAGGATTTAGGGGTTGTTGCACAAGAAGTGGAACAAGTACTTCCTGAAATTGTAAGGGAAAAAGAAATGCCTTTGCTAGATGATTCAGGTGAAAAATATAAAACAGTTGATTACGAAAAAATGGTTGGGGTGCTTATTGAAGCAATCAAAGAACAACAGAAACAGATTGACGAACTAAAAGCAAGATTAGATGGCGTTACCGACTAGTGGTCAATTAAGTTTGGCGGATATATACGAAGAACAAAACGGCTTAACACCTGCTGCTGCTGGTGATATTGCTTCGTTAAATGATATGTCTTTTGAAGCAGGTTTTTCAACACCGCACCTTGTTTCTGACTTTTATGGTTATTCTAAATTTCAGCCAAGTTGGCTACTTGGATATTTAGGCGGAACGATTAATTACAGTAATGAAGGAACGCAGACGTATCAAATCAACTGTTTTTATAAAGAAGATGGATACGCATACAGTACTGGTTCAACCTATTTGGCTTCAGGTGCTTTTACAAGCCGTGCGCCTTCAGTTTGGCAGGATATTGATAACGTAACCCCTTCGTCTTTTGTAACTAATGACGATGGAACAAATAAGATTGTAATTAGCCGAAGTATTCAGGCATTTAATCCTGCGTATATTGAAGTTAATTTTTATGCGCCAACAGTTGGTAGTTTAACCTATCCATTTAGCAATGTTTCTTATTCTACTTCAAACGGTTCGGTTACTTCGCAGACGATTAATACTGGAAGAATTTATTTATATATGGCGACAAGTTCTTCTTCACTAACTTCGCATTCAATAACAATAGAATTTAAACTTTAATATAATGGCAAACACTTACAAATTTCACATTTACGCAACCGATTGCTTTGTTGATTACGATGGGCTTTCGGATGTAATTCAAAAGGTGCATTGGGGATACGAGGTTTCTGATGGTGTTAATTCAACAAGAATGGTTGGGGTTGAAACAATGGATATTCCTGACGCAGAAAACTTTGTTGCTTTTGACCAACTAAATCAAGATGTCGTTGCTTCTTGGCTTGAATCAAGACTTGACATTGAAGGGTTACAAAATGTGCTAGATAAGAAACTAGACGAAATGATAAATC